AATCCTGATAGGCTTTATCTATTTTGGCAAAAGCTGCGGCATTTTGAACATCGAGCATATCCTGAGCAGAGAAACCAGCATCAATATATCCATCGGAGACCAGTGCAAGCTGATATGCTAATTCATTTGCCGCTTGAGCCTCAGCTTCCAAGTTTTGGATAATTGTTATCTGTCGGTCAATCCAGTCGTCTTGAATCTTGATGTAAGCATAGAGCCAATCGGATTGTCGTTTCAATTCTTTATCATATGCTTCATCGGCGATTGCCTGCGCCCTCATCTGCTCGGCCTTCGCATCAGCGGCTGATTTCTCGCGTCCCGCAAGATCGTTAATCCCATTATATGCCAAGCGCGCCGCTATGAGATGATCTTTCAGCGCCTGCTCGTGATCCCTTTGCTCTTTAGTGAGCGTTCCAAATATTTTTCCAAGATTGTAGACCTTATCCTCATAGTCCTTGAGGGCAGCCTCAGCATCCTTGTAACGCGCGGTTGCGATAACTACCGCATCGCTGGTGTCTCCGATTCCCTTCGCCTCATTTTTAAGTGCATCGCGCAGATCATTCGCCGCCTTCATTGTAGCAGCGACACCTTTTGTAATATTCGTCAGCCAAGTCAAGAATGGATTGAATGCCTCAACTATCCCTCGCCCGAGTTCCTCTTTCACATCACTAAAGGCATTCGTTAATTTTGCGAGTTGCCCCCCGGCTGTATCGCCTACAGCGCGTGCGAGCCCATCAAATCGGGAAGTCAACTCCTTGGTTACTTGCTCCATTCGTCCCTGAGCATCGAGTGTCGAATCTATCCTTATTCCATAGCGCCCGAGTGCACCGACATTTCCCTCGACGGCTTTCGAGACAAGGCTCGCCGCCTGCTCCAAGTCCATGCCCATGGCAGTAGCAAAATCCTGCACATGCGGGATCATCTTGGTCGCCATCGAGGAGGTCATGCCTCCGAGAGTCATCATCAGCGACAGCGCGCCCTGGGTAGCCTCATCCGAAAATTTGGTTACACCCTGCAAGGATGAAGCATAATTGGATAGCCCTGTAAGTGAAACGCTGGATGTTTCTCCCGTCGACCGCAAGGCTGATGCGAGTTTCGTTATTGATTCTTCCGCTTCTAAATACTCTTTCACCGAATCTTTTAGGAAATCAACAACCTTTTTCAGACCCTCGAAGGACAAGTATCCCGCGACCAGCTTCTTTATGCTTTCGGTGAAAACGTCGGCTTTATCTTTCGACTCTTTCAGCCCAGCATCGAGCTGGCTGGAGTCCGTGGTCAGCGTGAGTACTGCGTCACCGAGATCCATTTGTTCTCACCTTCATCCCGAGCGACTCCAGCGTTTTGGCATCGCCCGCGGTTCCCCTCAGCCTGAGCACGCCATCTCCGCGACCGAGCGCGGCATTCCAGCGGCGGATCACCTTCTCATGCGCCGATTGCTTGAGCCTTCCTTCACCTATAGATACGATCTCGGCCATTCGGAATGATTCCTCCGCATGCAGCTCGCCGAGTGATACAGTGTGCGCATTCAACCACACCAGCGGCATGGTCAAGTATTCTGCGAGGCTGCCTCCGTAGAATCGTCTGAGCCTCGGGATGAGCCGTCCGTAGTCGGTTGGCTCCCCTCTTTGCCCGTCTCCGCCCTGGCTCTTTTCGAGGACGTGACGGCTGTGAAAGCAGATACGATCTGCAGCTTCTGCGCCGTGGTGAGCTTGTCGAGCAGCGGGCCGGTCATCCCTATAACTACCGTGGTGATGATATCGGCGACGAACTGCTCGACCTTTTTCATGTCCTCTTCGCCAGCCTCGGCGCCGATCCCGACGACCGCCTTGCTCTCATGCCGGATGCGCGCAATCTCCGAGAGCGACAATTCATCCTGCTCCCGGAGGTAGAATTCATTGCCGTCGATGACGATGAAGTCGCGGTCAGGCTCCATCGTGTCCAGGGTGAGAAGCGACCTCCCCATGGTTTACGGCAGAGCAGGCGCGGTCTGTGCGGTGACGACGAAGAACCGCTCCGCATCCGATGCGGCGTTCGGATCCTCGAGGGCGACGTATTTGAGCGCCAGGCCGAGAGCGGCTCCCTCCGAATCGAAGGTGAGCTCGAGGTTGCCGTTCTCCACGACCTTCGGGAATGCCCACTGCATGGCCAGGCCATCGCCGTAAGGGGAAGCGTCGACTCTCACGAGGAGCGCCCACGTCACAACATCGGTCCCCTGCTTGCCGCCGAAGGCCTTGTAGCCGGCGACGCCCGATGCCGCGGCAACCTCTCTGATTCCCGCCATGTTCATTGCTTTGGCATATGTCTCCAGCGTGAGGTCTTCGATCGTGAGCTCGACACTGACCTCTTCCCCGGTCCGCACCGCTTTCACGCTGCCCGTGGCCCCCGCGGTGGTGTGGAACTTGAGCGTCTCGGAATGCTTGATCTTCACGCCCGCGACGGCCTGGTTCCGTTTTCCCGCCACTCCGAGCAAAACCCAGTTGCCGCCGGGTATTGCATTGATTGCCGGGGGAGTCTCTCCCTCCAGCGTGACATAGACCTCAGCGGGCGCCATGATGATTTCATACGGCTGCATAACCAACCTCCCTTTCGTCGGCGCGCAGGATTATCTGACGCCGCATTGCTGGCCAGAATATTTCGGGGTCTCGTGCCTGGAACGGCCCCGCGGAGACCGTGCATCCATGCAACAGCACGTTCGCATAGGTCTGCCTGGATAAATTCTTCAACGATTCCGCCACGGGCCTTTCCAGCGCCGCGGCATCGAAGTCCGTCTCTCCAAAACAAACAACGTCGATCCGCGCTTCCGTGATCGAGCGCCGCATCTTCCCGAGCTGCCCTCCCGATGCCAGAAGCACGATGCATTTATGCGCTCCGACCGCGAGTTCCTCTGCCGGCAACGCCAGGACATAGATGCCCAGCGTCGGGCCTTTGGTAGCGTCGGAATTCAGCATGTCCGTCACTGCCTGCTGACCGAGAAGGAATGTACGGAGGGCAGTCATGATATCCGTCATGCCGGCGTCCTCAATTGCATTCCGATGCGCAGCGCCAGGCTCGGGTAGTGCATCTGCGCCGAGGGTACCAAGTACGGGTGCGGCTTCGTTCCCGGGTGGTAGACCATGCGCACGGGATGATCCGCGCCCGGCCAGAAGAGCGCCGCCTTCGTCTTTGGCAGGATGACATGCGGCCCCGTTCCCTCTTCCACCCAGCGCGCGTATTTCACGGCAAACGATCCCCAGTAGCCGACGATTCTGCTGCCCTGATCCTCCGCCGGCCGCATCTGAATCGAGCCCTGCAGGATCGTGGTCTTCCGCGGCACCATGCTTTTCGAGGTCGTCACGCAGTCGGCCATCACGCTGTCCATCCCCCACCTGGTCGCATAGCGTACCTTCGCTTCGACCTGGTCTCCACGCCAATGGACGACGAACGTGGCGCCCATCAGGAGATCTCCCTCAGCCTGACTTCGAGGTGCGTGATGCGCGGGAGCACTGCATCGATCCCCATGGCCGGCAGGATCACGGTCCCCGCCCTGTCGAGGATCTGCTGGATGCGATCGATCGTTGTTACATCGGTATGCAGCGGGATGATCATGCCAGGCATGTCCGTCGTGACCGTCCGCGCGTCCCCGGCGCTCGTGTGCTTCCCTCCGCTGGATCCAGCCCAGGCATGACATGCGACGGTGCAGAGCTCGCGCCAGTCGCCGTGCTTCTGCCCGAACCCATCCTTGTCGACGGCGAAGTCTCGCTCGATTGTGACGCGGTGCTTCATCCGCGATCGTGCTGCGCCGTTCACGCGAAGTACCTGGTGAGTGCGCCGGCGATGATCTTCGCCCTGGCAACATCATAATCCTGTTGGCTGCGGCGGTGATCGCCAATCGATTCGTCTGTTACTCCATGGCGGTGATCCAGGTCGAGCTGCACGAGCGCCACGATTGCCCTGTTGCGTCGGTTCAGATCTGCCGGCGCGAAGGATACCGTGATCGTTCCATACCAGCCGGATGCCGGATTCGTGCCTGTGCTCAATCTCCGGATATCCGTCTTGTTCGGCTGCAACTCGTAGTCGCTCGCTACAAGGGGCGTCGTGACCCCACCCGAATACTCCGTGATCGACGTGATCGTGGCCGCCGGCCGCCCGAGGAAGAGAAACTCCTGACCCTCCATGTCCTGCTTGCCGATATCCGCAATGTCGGGACCCACGTGGAGGGTGAGGTCCTCATCCGCGGCGTCAAGCATCACCTGCAGCGGGGCGTCCGCGAGGTCCGTCTCGACGGACGTTCGGAGGGTCGTGAGTGTCATTGCGATCCCCGGCCTAGACCGAGGTGCCCTGGAACGTGAGTCCTGTGACTTCCGAGAAGTTGAACCTCATGTCCCCGTTGCCATCGTTGAACAGCGATGGTTCGAACGGACCGAACTGCACGTCACCTGTCGTCGCGGGCACCGTGCCGGTGGCCTCTGCGATGTCCAGCCCTCGGATCTGCGCCGGGGTTTTGAATGTGACCGTGCAGGAGCCCGCGCCGGACTTCCTGACGTTCAGGATTGTTCTCCCGTCGTTTTTCATCACGAAGTCCGTGGTTCCTGCGATGATACCCGAAGTCGGAACCCACGTGAGTCCCGCCCTCGTGACTTTGAGCGGAGCGTATCTGGTATCGGCCATTTATGGCTCTCCTTTCGATTTCCGCGCTCTACTCGCGCGGCTCGCCGGCCGAGGACTTACGCTGCGGAGCCTCGACCATCTTGTTCTTGACGGCAGGCATCACCTTGAGCTCGTGCTCTTCGGGAATCTCCTGCCCCTCGGTGAAAGCAAAGAACCTGGCGCGCGGATCCCCCGCGGGCACGAGCTCCTGCTTGCTCTTGGTGAAGAAGAGGACCTCCTTGGCTTTCATTCCTCGCTCCTTCCATGTAGCCGGGGATCACGGGATCCCCGGCCCTTTCATTACTTCTTGCCTACCTCGCCTATTTGTCGATGTAGGCGAATAGCAGGTACTGCAAGAACCCGGTCGCCGTCGCGTTGTCCGAGTAGAAGTACAGGGGCTCTCCCATGTACTTCGCCATGATCTGGCCTTCCACGAGTACACGTTCCGTGCTCGCGACGGTTTTGACGTTGAAACTCTTGAGATCCGCGGCGATGCCGAGGATCATCACCTTCGCATTCGCCGAGACTGCCTTCGCGATGTTGTTCGTCAGCGTGATGTCGCTTCCCGCCAGCGATGCCACCGTGTTCCATTCCCAGGTGCCATCGCTGCACTGGTATGCCACGACATCGTTGGCTGCCGCGACGTTGCCCGCGGAATCCTTTGGGGCAACGGTGGTGAGCAGGTGCGCCTGCGCGGCTGCTGCAGCCGCGCTTGCGGTGTTGCGCGAGCTGCCGGGGAACGCGGCTGCATCCTCCGCGTACATGAACTGCAGAGTGTGAGCTGTGCCCGCGGGCAGATACGCCCCGCCGACTATGGCGAGTCGCTTCCCATCCACCGCGTCGATCCCCTGCGTGATCGGGGTGCCGAAGGCCACACTCTTGTAGCCATACGGGGCAAAACCAGAAGACCATGCTCCAAGGTTCATTCCGTTTCCTCCTCTCTTTTACATTCCGCTGATTTCGCAGAATGCGGACGGGCGATAGTTGACGAGAGCAACGCGCACCGTTGCCTTCACAACATCCACGTTGTTGATGAAGAGCGAGGCGTGGCTGTCGGTCACCTCTAGCACGATCCCGCGCTTCTCAAAGAGCTGGCACTGATTGGCGTAGTCGCCGACCAGCGCGCTCCCCTCCGTGATCGCGTCCGCCTCGACGAGTTGCATGCCCCAGATCCGCGAGAGTGGTTCGTTGGGGTTGCCCAGAATGTACAACCCATCGTTCGACCTCTTCAGGCGGATCGGCTGCCAGTCGTTCGGGTGGATCACTACCGCGTTGGGGTTCGCCCTTGCGGTGACCCTCACTCTCCGCGCGGCATCATAGATCGCGTCCATCTGATCGCCTGCGAGGACAAAGGTCTGCCTTCCCGCGTTCGCCAGGAGTCCGGCGAGGAAGCAGGTGAGCCCCGTCCCCACGATGATCTGGCTGTCCAGCCGTTGACGCAACATGAAGCTGAGCCGCTGATCGATATAGGCGGTGACCTGGTCCACGTCCTCCAACTGTTGCCGGGTGACGGGGAGCCATACGCCGATTTCCTGCACCGTGACGGAGCGCTGGGTCAGGGCGAGGGTCGCCTCAACCATGGCGCCAGTATCCTCCACATGCTCGGCCGCGGTGTTCGTGAAGGCGGTCTCCTCCATGTACACGATGGCAGCCGACTGTGTCCTCCCGCTTGGGATCAGGTCGATGATCTGGATCGGCCTGGTGGCGAACTCCACGACCCTCCCGGTGCGGAGGGACTGCGGAGCCCAACCCGCGGCGGTGGTCATGTGCGTCTTCAGGTCGACGTCCAGTGTGACCGGTGCGCTCTGGCGCTGGCCAGGTTTGAAAGCCTTGAACTCCGGGGACTCGACGAACATCTGCCCGATGGACTTCTGTTCGCCACCCTCCCCCTGCTTGACCGGCTTCGGCAGGCCCTTCCTCGCTGCCTCCTCGGCGTCCTTCTGGCGCGCCTGGTCGGAGATGTAGGCGCTCTCCAGTTCCTGGAGCGTGTCGCATTCGGCGCCGATGTCCCCGAGCTCCTTGTTCATGGTCCGGATGGCATCGGCCTTCGCCTTGTTGTCGCCTTGCAGGCTGGCGACCTTCGACAAATCGCCGCTGTCGCCCATCTCCACGAGGACCTGGTGGAGCTTGTCCTGCTTGGCCTTGAGCTCGTTCCTCTTTTCTACCAGTTTCGCATTCGGCATTGGTTACCTCCGTGCCGTTGTGAGTAGTGCGAAGCGGATTGATTCCGCCAGCATGGAGTAGTCCTCTCCCGCTTTCCCCGGGACGCTCGCGCCCGTTTCTAGCCTGCCGATCTCGATCGACAGTTTTTCGAGGGCTTGCTTTGTTGCGGCAGCCCGCTTCATTGTCTCGGGCCCCGGCCGCCGACCATCGGCAGCGCGGAGCTCCGCAAGAGACTTCAGCCGATCGATTGCTTTCCGCGCGTCGCTCGCGACGGCTTCAAGTTGCACGACGAGCTGAATCGATTTTCCATCATCGGACTTGATGTCCAGGAGGTGCGTGTTCATGCCGGCGCCAAGAAGGACTGGAGACACCTCGTTGACCTTGATGCGTTTCAGGACGCGAATGCGCTCTCCATCCTGCTCGCGCATTTCGTAGTCGACCTCGGGGAGCGCATAGGAGAATTCCTGGAGGTCGCCCAGGTTTTTCACAGTCAGGTAGGTCTGCTTGCCCATGTCCGTGTCGAGGAAAAATTGACCTTCGACGACGCCGCCTTCTGCGCTCTCAAAGATCCGTCCTTTGCCGACAGGGAGTTCGCCCGACCATGAGCCGTGACCGTAGGCGGAAATGATCACGCGCTGCTCGCCGAAAGCGCCCGGGAGCGTGAGGTCCCCCTGTTTGTCGACGAGGTTGAACGGGGCGAAGAGAGCCGTGAATGATCCGGCCGCATCGTCGAACTTGAGGTTCTGTAGGACAACTTGTTTCCAGTCCATTGCCTTCTCCTATGCCGCCTCGATCAGGATGAGCTCGAGAAGTTCCTGCTCGTTCAGCGCCTCGAAGTCCAACCGACCCCCGCCCTCGCTCCCCTGCCTCGGCTGCTCCGATTGCCCGGCCCCTCGGCGTACGACCCACATGCTCCCGGCGCCAGCGCAGAACTGAAGCGATTGGCCTGAATCTCCGCGCCCGGCGATCCGCTGCCGGACGTAAACGGGAGCCGGATGGATGTGGATGCGGCCACGCCTGCCGCCCGCCGAGACTGCAGGTACTGCGGGCACCGCTCCGCCGACAATAATCCCGAGCCCGACGTCGGTCTGTTCGTCCTGCGCGGAATCGCCGACGCCGGAGAATACGATCCCCCCATCAGCCGCGGTCGGGTCGCGAAGAATGATATCGTCGGGGTTGGTTGCGCCTGACCGCAGATAGATGTCAGGCATCAGGCTGCCACCAATTCATTCAGCGTCGTGCCCGCGAGATCGGGCACTCCGTCCTTATAGGCCACGGCATAGAACTGCTTCGCGTTCGTCAGACCCGGGAACGAATAGACACCGGTTGCCTCGTCGGAGATCGTCGTCCCGACGAGTAGTTTCGTGCCGGCTAGATATAAGTCGACCCTACATCCACCGCAGACCGTACCCGAACCGAGTCGCGTCACCCCAGAGATTGCGCATGCCCCGCGTAGATCGGGCATCAATTCAAGCATCCGAATTATCACTATCGGACTGGCATATGGTGTCACGGGGAAGGGAAGTGGATACAACCTGACGTTCTCATCCGCTGCCTCGCCGGCATAAAGAGTGACGATCCCGGTGGTCATGCAGCCGCCCCCACGAGATTGCGGACAGTGATGCCGCCGATAGCCGGCGCCGCTCTCCAAGCTACGACGAAGTACGGCGTCACGGTATCCGTAACTCCGAATGCATAGGTTCCGTCGGCACGGCTGAGTTGCGTCTGAATCAGCATCTCGTCGGCCGCGCGCCAAAGCTCCACTGTTGCTCCCGCGACAGGAGCACCCACGTTGTCCACGCACTGACCGATGATGTAGTACGGCAATTGGTGCCCACCGGTGAAATCGATCCCGAGATCATAGGTCGGGGGTAGGTAATACGGTTGCCAATCCAGAACCGCATTTCCCATGAACTGCTGGCTTCCCCCTTGTGGCCACAACTGCCAAGACCACGAGCTACCGAGAGCAATATCATCGCAGATGGAATCGGGAGGAACCCCGAGAGACATCACCAGGCTTCGGTCCCGCCGTTGTAGAGGGAATCCTTGCGCCGTGCTCCAGGCTCCGCCGATCAGTCTTCCGCCCATCACAGATGTCCTTTGTAATCGACGACGGGTTGCGAGAGCATGGGCGTAGTATCCCCGCTCCCACAGCTCGGACATCGTTTGCGCTCGGCCGCCGCCCATGAAGACTCCTCCACCTGGAAGAACATCCAGCAGATGCAGCAGACCATATCTTTCATGGTTGGCCCGGCGCTCATGATCTTACTCGTCCATCTCCGTCACTATTCATCAACCACGGCGTGGAGGTCGTACACGGACACAGCCGCGATGTTCCACCAGCACAACGTACCCGCTGCCGGGATCACCAGCCCACGGGGGAAGGTCAGGATCACACCCGCCCCGATGGCAGCCGCGATGTTCACCCTGCGGAAGTAGTTCGTCGGAACGGTCGGAGGCGTGGCCCACGCAACCGCGAGCTTCGAAGCGCCGGCCGCGTCATTGGGGTCCTCTGCCAAAACAGTGATTGGCGTGGTCGGCGTGACACCGATGGCCTGCGGCCTGCCAATGCCAATGGGCGACTGCGTAGCCGCGTTGAGCCACATTCCCACTTCCATGAGTCGACACCGCGCCGCTGGAGGCCCAATCACCTCCGCTGAAGGCGCCGTCGTGGTCGCCATCGAAGTCCGGATCGATGCTGAATAGACTGCCATGTTATCCTTCCCTCCCTACTTCGTTACGCGCCAGATCAAGCTGGTGATTTCGACCTCGGCCCCGACGACGATGTTCACGTCGTTGAGTTCGATGTCGCTGCCCGATCCGGTGATGCCTACCGTCCCATCTCTGAGCGGCGAGGTCCCATCTGATTTGAACGCGCGGTACCATGCAGCGATCCCGCTTGCCGGAGCTGCGCTCTCTTTCGCGATCGCGTTGAAGGTGAACACCTCATCGACCGCGACGCCCGCGGGTGATCCGAACTGGAGTTCCGCCAGGAGCTGTTGAGTGGTGATCCCGGTGTCAGCGGTCGCCGGCTGAGCGCCGTCATAGAGCCGCAGGTATCCGCCATCAGCCAGGGCACCTCCAGCGGCGGCCTGCGCCTGAGCATACTCGTTGGACAGGTTGACGTTATGCGCCATCGGCTTCCTCGACGACGGGGACTGTAGATAGAGTGCCATTCATGTTGCATTTGATTTCTGTTTGTGATACATTAATCGCCATGGGTGAAGAAAGAAGATTGCCTATGCCATCGCGCGAATGGCTGTCAGAGACATACTGGCAAGGGAATAATTCCGCACAAGACATTGCCAATATCCAGCGTGTTTCCCTGCCCACCGTGCACCGTTGGCTTGACCTGTACGGCATCCCCAAGCGTTCAATTTCAGAAGCGGCACTACTGACTGCAAGTCGCCGAACATATGCCGAACAGCTTCGTATCACAGCTGCTAGCCGAGCAATCATTACCGGCAAGAAGCGTTCACATGAGGATCTCTGCAAGAGAGCAAGGGGCAAACAGAGAACGGCGAGAATGAGCACGTTTGAACGTGAACTATTCTCGGAATTGACTGAGCGAGGGTTTGTCCCGGTTCCGCTGCTCGCGGTCGACAAATACAATATCGATTTGGGATTCCCAGAAGAGAAAATAGGCATTGAGGTAGACGGCGGAAATTGGCACAAGACCGCGAAGAGGAAGAAGGCGCAGGACACAAAGAAGGCGAGGTTGCTCGCGCGCCTCGGATGGAAAGTCTTACGGGTTAGCACGCGGAGGAAGGAATGGATTCCTTTTGCTCTGCCATCCATCCTTGCTATCCTTTCTCCGCGCTGACAGGGACTTCCACAACCTCGGCCCCTGTCATTCGTCCTAGCGCATCGCGCGTGATCTTGATGTTACGTTTCATCTGATGAATCTTACCATCACCTCCAACGGTCAGATTGAACACCGGCGAATGTCCATTTCCATTTGATGCCGCCTTCGTCTCCGGCATCTCTGATCCGAAGGTAATAAGGCGCTGCTCTTCATCTGCATCATCCGGTAGTTCTCCGACATAGGGAGCCAATGAAATAGTCCCTTGCGGATGTTCATTGTTGACCATGAGCTCGCCGACGCGGAACGTGACGATGCGACCATTGCGGATTTCGCATTCCTCATCGGTCGGCCCGAGCTGCGCATCGAACACTTCGACGCCGGTGACGGTGTCGCTGTCCTTGTAGGCCTCGAGGCTGGAAATATTCTGCGCATACTTCGCCTCGGTACGGGCGATGACCATGGCGCGGGTGGCCGCGGATCCCCACGGACCGGCCGCAACCATCTCGCGGATGAGATCAACGATGCCCGCGGCACCTTCTCCGTTTGCGCGGCCCTTCTCGATGGCAGCAAAAATCGCATCCTTCGTCTGCTGCTCGATATCGACGAGGCCCTTGCGGATCCCGCCGCGGGAAAGGATGCGCTGCTCCGCCGGTGCCGAAAGATTTACGCCCAGGTTGAGGACCATGTTGATCGAGTTGCAGGTGTCCTTCGCGATGGCCAGGTATTCGGGCCCGTAGGCAAGGTCCAATGCGTCAATATCCTCGAGCGCGATCTCTGCTGCGCGCACATATTCCGGCTCGCTCGCTTTCAATCCATGTTCTTTTGCGACGCGTTCAAAAGTGGCCGCGGCATGATCGCCGTAAGCCTTGAACTTGCGCTCAAGGATCCCTGTCCATTTTGTGATCTGCCTCTTGCGCTCGGCGTCGAGTCTATGCATGAGGCGGGAGATATTCGCCGGCGCGCGGGTCGCCTTCAGCGCGGGCGCGGGAAGTGCCTTCGGGGCAGGCTGGGTTGTCGGTTCCGGTGGAACGTACGACGCGCCGGCTTGCGCTTTCGGGACGATCTGAGTGGCGATCGAGATGTAGTAAACGTCGTCATCGGGCTTGGTCTCATATCCGAGCTCCTGGTTGTATTGCAGGCGCGTGATGCCGCCGGCGGAGAACTGCCGTGTGAGCCGCTCGCTTTTCTTATTCTCATCGTCCTGGAGCACGCGCACCTTCGACAGATCCCAGGCGGTGCAGAAGTTCTCAGGGTTCGTCTCGAACTCGGGAAGCAGTTGCAAATCCCAGTCGCCGGACCATTCATGCTGCATTGGGATGATGCAGTCCTCGTAGGCCATGGCGCGCATTTCGCTCATGGTCGCGCCGACCTTCGTCTGCTGGAGGCCGGTGCCTAAGCCGGCGACGGCAGCGGGGATCCCAAGAAGGCCCGTCACACGCTCTTCGGGAATATCGCGCAGCCGGGAGAGATCAAGCTTCGCGGCATCGACGCCGACATAATTAACGTCCAGCGGACCCGCTCCGATGAATGGCTCGCCGCGACGTGTCCCCGCCCATTGCTGTTGGTATCGCTTCTTCGCATCCTCGGGCTTCTCGCCCGGGAGCATCATGGTGCCGCCCTCTTTCGGAGAGATCACTACGCCCATGACGCCCGCGTTGCGCAGGAGCATCGCCGTAAACTCGGAAGCCTCGACGTCGGTGTAGAGTTCGCGGAGAAGAATCTTCAAGGGGGAGAGGCCGAGCACGGGATTGTTCGGGTCGACGCCATTGCGTAAATGCACGACGTCCTCGGGCAGCAACTTCTGCATTCCGCCGGTGCGGCTCGTGACGCCCGCGGGATAGTATTCGTAGTAGTCGATGAAGCCGACGTCGGGGGCATGCGGGAAGATCGCCCAGTGGGGAATGAACTGCTCCGCAAGGACCTCCTTATGCCGGCCGCGGATCTTGTAGGAGTAGGCGTTTCCGTCGAGTAGCCATTCGATTGTCTGCGCCTTGCGGAATGCAGAGCCGCTGTACCAGGGGCAGGGCCGCTTCAGCAGGCGGGCGAGGGGATGCTGCATATCGATCGCGTTGTCCCCGACCTTCTGCACGCCGATGGGAGACTCTGCCATACGACGCGCGGCCCAGAGGACCGGGATCATGATGACGTCGCAGTCCAGGCCGTCGCCGACCTTCTGGGAATAGGTGCGGCTCGTGATCGCAGCCTGCGCGGATCCGCCGCCCGAATAGTGAATCGAGAATCCTTTCAGGAGCGAGGCGATCAGTTTCTTGCGGCTTCCGATGATGATCGCCATCAGAGCGCCCCCACGTACGAGGCGGTGTGAATGCTCTCTGTCGCATAGCGGACTGCCGCGATCCCGTCGTTCTTGAAATCGACGAACTCCTCGAGCACGTTGCCATTCTTGTCCTCGCGGTACTTGAAGATCGGGATCTCCGCGGCGATGCCTGGGCAACGGCTACGGTGAATGTGCATGCGGTGATGCTTGAGGAAGTCGATGCCGAAGCGCTCGCTCCCAGGGCCTTTCTTCGAAGCGATCGTGCGCCAGCCGTTCTGATTCCACTCCTTGATGCGGTCAGGCTCCGCGGAGTCCGCCGTGGTCGTCCCGCGTTGCACGGCCTCGAGGATCTTGCGCCCGTCGAAGTACTGCCGCGAATCCTCGATGAGCTCGGTGTTCGTACACTGCCGCTTGTAGACCTCGTCGAAGATGTAGAGCTCGCCGTCCTTCATCCCCACGAGCTCGAAGGCGAACGGATGATTGAAGCCGTAGTCCTGGCCCTGGTAGACGGCGTCAAAGTCAGCCAGGTCGTATGCGAAATCCTCGACCACGTAATTCGTGAACACGACGTTGCCGATCACGCCCCACTCGCCCAGGGCATAGATCTGGTAATAGGTGAGGTCCTCGTCCTTGAGCGCCTCGAGCTCGGCGCGGTCGTCCGGCGCCAGCCAGGCATTGTCCTTGTACGTGGTCTTGAGGACCGTCGCCCGATCGGGTGAAAGCGGCTTGTCGAAAAACCGCCCCTTGAGCCAGTGCTGCGCATCAATTGGGTTGAAGGTGTAGGTGACCTGCTTTGGGACCGCGGCATAACCGCGGAGACGGAGGCGGAGTTGCTGGTCATCGGAGGGCAAGATCTCGCTCGCCTCCTCGATCCAGATATCAGTGAGCGGCCCATTTGCGAACGTGATCGATTTCAACTTCTCGGGATCATCCAGCCCGCGGAAGAGCATCTGGTTGCCATTATGCTTGCATGCGATTCCCAGCGGCTGCAGGTTGATGTTAAAAAAGTCGCGCAGACCCCAGGCATTGATCGTCTGCACCATCTGCGCAAACGTGCTGTCGCGGTTTGCCTTGTCGACCTTGCGCAGGCCCATGATGTTATGCCCGCGCTCAGATGCCATGCGGTAGACGTAGCGTTGCGCCGCGAACACGCTCTTGCCGGATCCCGCCCCGCCATACAGCACGTTGAAACGTTTGTGATCCCAGAGTAGCGGATAGAATGCGGGATTGATGACCTCCCGCAGGCGTGAGAAATCAATCCTCATCGGGAGCAGGGTCCTCGGGCTTTGGAGGAGGAATGACCTCGACGACGTCGACGTGAACGTCGAGCTCTGCCTTGCGCTTGCCCAACAGGTCGGCGAGAAGCTCAGTAGCGCGCATGCGAACAGCGTTGTCCGTATGATCGCCGAGAGATTGATCCTGGTAGTATTTCGTGACCGTCGCGGTGAGTTGCTTCTCGACCTCGCGCAGGAGTCTGATTTCTCCGAGTCCCGCGGATTCGAGCAGGCGCGGCCAGTCCACTTTTTTTTTATGCGGATGAGCATGCGGCTGCCCAGGGTGCGATATGTGCCGTCGAGCAGATCGGGCTTGCCAATCGCGCGATACGCTTCCTCGCGAGTCGCGCCCTTGATGTAGGCGCGAAGAAACTGCGCTTCTCTCGGGGTCAGCTTTCCAAGTCCGGCGATCCTGCCCAGGGTACGTCCTCCCAGCTACGGCGAATGGGGCGCGCCGATGAAGGATCGCGCCCCGGGCCATCAGCCCTTCTTTTCGCCTCTCACCCTATCCGTTTACATTTTTCGAGGGCCGGGAGTCGCTTATGTTTACACGTCCCTTCTTGCGATCGCGATACTTGCGCATATACTTTGTCCTGATGGTTGCGCAAACCGCATGCCGGATGCTGTTTGATGAGGTTCCTTCGGAGCAATATTCAACCGCTGACCATGCCTCCGTGACGGCCTCCTCCATGTCAGCGGTATTTTGAAAATAGCGGCGAGCCTGGCTCTCGATGAATTCCCCGAGTTCTTTATTCCGCCAGAGCTGCAGCAATCGGCGTCGATCCACTTCCCCTCCCGAGTGAGTGAACAGCAGGCTACTGGACGTCGATTGGTTCGGTTCCCGCCGGCGGTCCTTCCGCATCATCCGCGGCGTCGACCTGCGTGACTCCCATTTTCACAGCATTCAGGATCCCCGCTCGCTTCGCCGTCGCATGCATCGCCAGGTCGTAGCAGTAATCGACTACCTGCTTGGCATCAGGGAAGCGCAGACCGTCGCCGGTCTTTATTACGCCCTGCCCGAGGATCTCCTTCATCGCCTCCAGCGCGAAGCGGTCCATGATCGTGATCCCCAAGTGCACTTCCGGCTCGGCGACGCCCGGCGGCTGCCCGGGTACCGGCTTCCAGAAAATCTGCGGCTGCTCTGAGCCTCCTGTGAAAACCTCGCTCACGATGCTGGGCAACTCCTTCTTCTGGCCGAGCAGCGGCACCTGCATGCTGAGGATTCTCTCTCTCTCGCTCATTCGGAACTCCTTTCGTTTCGCGTGACGATTCAAGGTGTCACCTCCCTTTTGCAGACGTCTGCAAAATCAAACCCCCGCGGCGATCACGTCATCCAGCGACCGCGCCTCAGTCACGGCAAACCCTGCGCGTTCCAGGCTCGCCTTCATGCGCACCTGGTAGTAATCGAGCTTGTCCGCACCCACCTTCGCCTCGACCAGGCAGACCTTGCCGCCCTTGAATGCGATCACGTCAGGG